GGCGATGGTTTCGTGGTTGTAACGTGCTGTGAATGCCTCTTGTGCATTGTCATAAGCGATGGCGGTGCCTTCGTTTTTGACTGGTGCAGCGGAGAAGCCCGACAGCTTGGTCTCTTCTTCGAACGAACGCTCAGAGGTCTCAGTTTCGTAGATCTCTTTGTGCTGTTCACCATAGCGAGCGTACTCAAGACCGAACAATGCATTCAATCCTGGGAGCAACTCTTTCAGTAGTTGTGCGCGTGAAATAGCCATTTATATGCTCCTTAAGCAGCTGTTGCTACAGCAGTTGCGCTGTAGTAAGTGTGAACACCAAAGTTAAACTTAACGATAACCTCAGTAAAAGAACCAGATGCGTTAACTGTCTCTGGAACGCCAGAAATCACACGGAAAGGCAGTGTGGTTGTGGATCCAGTGGTAGCCGAAACACCCTCATTTGAATTACCAGTAGTTGTATCACCAGCAGTAGCCAAAATAGCAACGTTGTTGCCAATATCGGTCTGGGTCATACCACCAATGGTTGTGCTGTTTGACAACACTGCTACTTTGAAATAAGTATCAGGATCATCACATACATAAGCAACGATGTCACTAGCCACTGTAGAAGCTTGATAGTACTGTTGTTGCAAGAATTGCTTGGTAGTTGGGTTTGTGAAAGCACAGCCCAAGAAAATACCAACTGCATCGGTTGCGGAATCGGTAGTGGAAACACGGCTCAAAGTTCCGCCTGTGTTCAAGCGCACGACATCACCGTAAAAAATCGATGTGCCAGAGCCTGAAGCGATTGGAATTTGACGAGTTGCACCAGCGAATACCTGACCACCGATCAGATTGATCGGCTGAAACCCATAAGGGCCTGCTACGGTAGGATAAGCCATTTAAAACTCCTAAATTAAGAAAAATTAACCTTTGCCAAAGCTACTTGAGGATTTACGCTCTTTAAAGAGTGGCATCCGTGGGTCACTTTGACGCATTAAATTATTGTCTACAGCTTCCGCCTGAGCATCAGTTTGTTTAGCGTAAAAATTATTACGCTGTTCAACGAACTCTTCTGGAGTTTTGCAAAGCAATAACCCGCCAATCTCAATGTTGTCCTTAAAACGACTATTGGGATCAACTAACAGCTGCATTTCTGGTTGTTCTTCAACTGGAACAGGCTCCCATTTTTCCCTCAGTTTTGCTGAAAGATTACGGGGATCAGCCGTACCTAGAGTCGAAATACGAACCCAATGATACTTATACCCAGCCATTTTTATCGGTTCTGGCAGCAACTCTGCTGGCGCCCACTGCTGAGGACGTTCACTTGTTGCACGGGTTTCTACTTCACGATTCAATCTGTTGTTAGCCATTTTAGGCCTCCATTTTTAAAAGTTCACGGGCGTATTGCTCAGCTGTAAGTCCTAACTTCTTAGCTATCGCTAACTGAGAGGTATTTAGCCTAATCTTTTTCGAAGATGTACTACGACTCGCTGGTGCAACTACGGTGCTAGGTTTCGTCCTAACGGAACTCTTTTCTTCGTCGACTCTTTCCCCTTCGAAGTTCTCAGGGAACCTTTTACGCATAGTTTCGTCTATACGCTGGTAATACTCATTAGTCGTAGCATAAGCCAGTCCGTTTTGTTTTACAAGCTTTTCATGCAGCCCTAAAGCCAAACTTGTCATTTCGTCATCTTGACCAAACCAGGTATTGCGTTCTTGCCATGCAATTGCCTTTGAGTCACGGACAGGCGCAGCTTGCGTCTGTTGGGGTATTTGTACTTCATTTTCTTGCTCTTGTAAAGCCCTACGCTGGCTTAAGCTATCAGAGAAAGTCGATGCCTTGTCAATCTTCATCTTGGCAGATGTCAACTTATCTTGGGCTTCAACTAAACGCTCAGAGTCGCCAGCATCATAGGCTTCTTTGTAATCTTTCTTAGCCATCTCTAGCTCACGCTCAGCCGTAGTTTTAAAGTTGTCTACGGCGGCTTGGTCACTAGATGAGACCCTGCTCTTGAGGTGCTTGTTTTCTTCGTAAAGTTTCTTAGCTAGTTCTACGGCTTCCTGTTGCTCCCGTAACGCCCGCTCTTTCTCTCTACGCTCGTCGTGATAAATCTTCCGAAAGCCGTCAATCTTCTTCTTGGCTTCTGCGGAGTACTCATCTAACTCGTCTTTATCAAGCTGCTCAACGAATTCTGGTTGTGAAGGACGGCGACCCTTATCTTGTGGGGGTGTATCGTCTTCAATCTCAATTTGTATCTCCTCGTCTGTATCTACGGGTAAACCCTTAGACTCGGTCTCTACTGCTTCATTTTCTACTTCATCTGGAAATTTGTAGTTATCCATTCGTATGCTCCTTATTTACGTTTAATTCCCCTAGGGTCGTCAACTACCGCTTCAACCGTATCATCATTAATGATTCGGAATTCACGTCCATGTATTACTAAACGGCTACCAGCATATGGCTTTGTAAGGACAAAATCACCCTTTTTGCACCACGGACCGCCTGGAAAGCGGGTTTTATCTGTATAGCAGTCTGGACCTAAGTCCACTACAAACAGCACAGTTGTCAGTGTTTCTTCGATTCGCATTGTTTCGTCAGCTTTTGCGATTCCACTTTCAAACTCTTTTTCCTGTTCTGGAATAGCGCAAAGGATGCGATAGCCAGAGGGTTTAGGAAGTTGTGTTGCTTTTTCTTCGTTTGACTTATCGAGCAAATTCGTCAAATCTACAGCTTGCCCTAAGTCGAGTGCGTCACTCATCCGAGTTCTCCATTTTGTCTTTGAGGTCTAATACGTATCCACGAGCAATGAGCAGACCCCTAATCTCACCACACGATTTTTTGTAGTCTTCGAATTTTTCGTAGTTTCCGACGGCTACTGCATCTTTAAGCTGGGCTATCTTGTCGTCAAGCTGCTTAATAATTACTTCAAGTTCGGTCATTCTTTACCTTTCTTGTTTGCATTACCTTTCGCATTAATCTGAGCGGCTATTAGCTGCGCAGCTATTTGCCCCTTCTGAATATCAGCTTGTTCTTTCTTATGCGCCATATCAATTCCAAGTTTTGTGCCGTCAAACTCAGACTTGCGGTCTAAAGCGTCTTTGTCCTTCTCGATCTGAACACCTAGACGGGTGCCGTCAATCTCTAGCTGACCCATAGTTCGTTGCTCTTCAATATCTAAACGACGGTTTTCGAGGGCAATGTCTGCTTGATCTCTCTGGGCCTTACGTTGCTGCTCAGCCTGTTTGATCTGGAGTTCTTGCTGCTGCATCTGGATGATTGGATCTTCCGCCTGTTGCTGTGCTTGTTGTTGCGCAGCCATAGCTTGGTTCTGCGTTGTAAGCTGTTGCGCAGCTTTAGCCACCATACGGGAGAGCTGAATCTCGTACTCTTGTGACAATGGCTCGTCTTCTTCGTTGTCTGAGTATGGAATCGGCGCGCCCAGTTGCTGCTCAATCTGCTGACGGTATTTAAAGCCAAAGTGCTCAGCCATATGTGCTTGCAGTGCAGCCATAATCTGCTGTGCCATTGGGTTCTGACCGATAATCGCCATAGCCTGTGGGTCTTGCAAGAACGCTTGATGAGCAGCCAAGTGAGCATCTTGATCTTGGTAGATAAAAGCTTTAAGTGGTTTACCAATCATGACGTTCATGTTTTCACGAATCGGATCGGTTGGCTTCTGGTCATCCTCAAGCGGAATCAGTTTCTGTGCATTGCGAATCCCCAACACATCTAGCATCTGACGGTGGAGTTGTGGCAAGTTGTAAATCTGTGGCGCGCCTTGGGCTAACTGCAACACAGCCTGATACTGAACAATCTTCTGCGCCATAGTAGCTGCATTAGGATCAGAGACTGGAATAACATCAACGTGGTCGTAGTCAGACTTCTTCGCTTTACGGCTACCTTCGACTGGCTCATATGGATAAGAGTCTGGGGTGTAGTCACGAATAATCTCTTTCAGTAACTTTAACTCTTGCTTCATCGAGTAGTGGATGCGAGACTGAACCGCACTCATTACCTTCAACGTTCTCTCCAAAATAGCCAGAGTCGTTCCAACTGGAGCATTAGCGCTCATGTCAGAGACTTTCATATCCCCTGCTGACGCGAAGCGGCGACCTTCTTCAACGATAGTACCGAGCAAACTATATAGAACCTGTGATGGCTCTTTATATGGCAGCGGCATTAAGTTGTCTTTGATTGCCCCTGATGGAACATCAACGTCACGGAACTCACCAGGACTTATCGGGGTGTCGTCGCCCTTGATACGCAATCCACGGGTCTTAAAGCCGCCTGGCAAGTTTGAAAGTGTTCCTGCGTCGACGAGCTGACGAATAAGAGACGTTCCAGACTTTGCAAAGGCTCCAACCAAATGAATGAGACCAAAACAATAAAAGCCGAAGCCAGGAACATAGCCGTAATGAACGAAGTGATTGCGTTTCTGTTTAGTTTCATCTTCAGGTCTCCAGTTGCGACGGATAGACAATATAGTCATTGTCCCCTTCTCAATAGTCACGACGTATGGCAGTGCTATGCCTGTCGGCTCCCCGTCTTTATCTTTGTCTTCGTAACCTGGAATGTCCAAGTCAACGTGCATCTCTAATAACTTGTAGCGATCATCCGATGTGGCTCTGAAGCCCATCTTCTCGGCGATCTTCTTCTCCACTTCATCCAGCGCACCGTCTGGCTCTTCTAAATCGATATCACGGTAAAACCCTGCATACTGCAGACGCTTCACTTCGTTTTCTGTCTTGCGCATGACGTGGGTAACGCGTGGTGAACTCTGTAGGCTCGACGCTCCGTATGGTACAACAATGTCTTCTGCTGGAATAAACATCGACACTTGACGGTCTAGACCTGGGTCAAAATATACTTTCTTGAAGGCATTACCCGCAAGACCCAATCCCCAAATCATCCGCTCATGCTCAGGTCGGAACTCCACCATCACATCGGTCAACTGATAGTTCATGTCATCCTGAACCCGAATCCCCGCATCCTTCTTCTCTGGGGTTTCTTTGCCGATGATAAGTGTCTTGACTGGTCCTTGGGCGGGGAAGGACTCCATGATAGTCTCTGATTGAAACTTCACAAGAGCTTCGCTTAATAAAGGGTGATAGACCCCACAAGCCCCCTCCCAAGGTTCTGTACGCTCCTCGATCTTCATACCGAGTAATTCAAGTCCGTCAACGTACGTTTGAATCCAATCTTTACGAGAAGCTATGTCTTCTTCAAAGTCGCCAATTAAGTCACCAGCGATTTGCAATAATTCTTTTTCAGAGATGTATTCGGCAAGGTTTTCGTCAAAGTCTTCCTTAACAACCTCGTCTTCATCTAATTCTTCTATGTCTAAAGCCATAATTTCGATTTCAATCGGCTCTTCTTCAGTCGCTAAAGAATCTAACCCTACAGGGGCTTGGTATAGTGCTTTTTCAATTGACATAGTGTGTCCTTAGTAATACGCAGCTTTTTTTCTGCCGTATTTAAATAAAAAATCTTCATCCTCTTCGTCACTCGGTAGACGAATAAATCCACCCTGCCTGAATCTTAGTAAGGCTAGTGTAGTCGAGTCTACCAAATCGTCGTTCGCTCCGCTAGGAAAATCGTTACATTCTTCAATTACTTCCCTCGCCCAGCGATGCTCTGGCGCCCAAACGACCCCACCCGCGAACAAATCCGATACAGCGTTAACACGCGCAATTTTATCTTGCCCTTTGCCTGGCGTGAATTCCCCGACTGGGACGCCCATACGTCTAAGCTCTTGGTAAAGCGCCGCTCCATTGGACTTTTTCTCGACCATAAACGCATCTGGTTCCCAGTCTTTGTACTCTTCAAGTACAAGCTTTTTGAGTTCTGGAAACTCCAACCTCTTTTTAATGGCGTTGAGGAGGATGATGTTGTAATTGTTAACCTCCTCGTTGAAGAAGACACCCCACGTCGTGAGCGCGTTGTAGTCCGCACGGGTGTTAGCTTCTTGCGCCGCATCAAGCGACATGATGATGAAGTCACAGTCAGGTGGGTCATCTTTCTCCCATATATTCCACCACTCTCGTTTGATTAGAGCGCCCTCTTCTGAGGTAGGTTGTTGTAAATACTGGGCATTCCAGTACCGTACATCCAAGGAAGCCTTCTTAGCCAGCAGCTCCTCAATCGACCAAAACTCGGGCCATAAGGGTAAACCACTAGGCATAATCGCAGGGAAGTCTACAACCTCCCACTGCTCTGCATCCTCGTTTTTGACCATATGATTGACAATCTGACCTGTCAAATCCAGTTTGCTCCACCGCGTCATTACTACAATAATAGCGCCGCCAGGCATAAGACGCTGGATAGGACCAGACTGAAACCATTCCCAAGCTGGTAAAAACACATCAGCTCTGCCTTGCTTAGCATCTTGTTCCGAATGCGGGTCATCAATAATAAAAAGATCAGCGCCGCGACCTGCAAGAGCACCGCCAACACCAATAGCAAAGTATTCTCCATTGAAATTCGTCCCCCATCTGGATGCCGATTTACTGTCCGCTTGCAGCTCTACCGCTGGAAAAATGTCCTTATAAGCGTCTGAACCAACCAAATTTCGTACTCTACGACCGAAATTGACAGCAAGGTCCGCTGTATGCGAAGCCATAATAACCTTCTTTTGAGGGTATTTACCCAAGAACCACGCAGGGGCGAGATAAGAAATAAGTTCCGATTTGCCATGACGGGGTGCAATGTTGACAACAACCCGTTTCTTTTTACCTGCAGCGATCTCTTCAAAGATTCGAGCCAACTTTTCATGGTGTGGACCTACCTTATAGTCTGGATATACGTGTTTTACGAAATCTAGGAAGTTATCTTTGCCATCTTCCTGTACTAATTGACTCTGGTAGTTGCGAATCAGCTCTAAAGTGCGCCTTTTCTTGTCTGGCTGCATCGTAGGGACAGCTTTTATAAGCTCATCTATGTCCTCTTTGGTCAATTTGCGCGGATTAGTCATTCTTTGACTTGATTTCCTTAGCCTCTACGTCAATTGCCTTGTGTTTTAAGCTAGAAAGTGTGCTTAGCAGCTCTTTTTCTACCTCTTCCATGCTCTGTACCTTCATTGTGACCTCAGAACGCTTCTTAAATGCGTCTACTCCGTCCACTTCCCCTAGTGCTTTGAGGGCGGTAAGCCTAGATTTACCATCTGAAGCGTGTTCTACCTCATAAACCAGCTTATTAACCACGTACATCTTGAGTTCAGCAAGGTCATCTACCAATGCCACATTCATCTGAGTGACCATCCCAGCTAGATAAGCAAGGGTTTCGTT